AAAAGAGGCCGATTGATGGCGACATCATCAACCGGCCCGTGCCAGATGGTTCAGGTGAAGAACCTTAGCTATTGTAACACAGAAAGAACAGGAGGTCAACGAATGAACATCACCAAAGGCCCGGTGAAGACCGCGATCCGGGTCGGCATCTACGGGACGGAGGGCGTCGGCAAGACCACCTTCGCCTCCCGCTTCCCCGGCGCGGTGTTTATCGACACCGAGGGGAGCACGAAGCACCTGGACGTGGCCCGCTTCGACCCGCCCGCCACGCTGAAAGACGTCTTCGATCAGCTGACGCACGTGATCGCCCACCCCGATCAGATCGGCACGGTGGTGATCGACACGGTGGACTGGCTCGAGCGGCTGATCTTCCGCGCCGTGTGCGAGGAAAAGCACATCGAAAACATCGAGGACATCGGCTACGGCAAGGGCTACGTCTACGCCAAACAGAAGCTGCAGCAGCTGCTCGACCACCTCGACCGGGTCATCGAGCAGGGGATCAACGTGGTGCTGGTGTGCCACAGCATGATCCGCAAGTTCGAGCTGCCGGACGAAATGGGGAGCTACGACCGCTACACGCTGAAGCTCAACGAAAAGAACATCGCGCCCCTGGTCAAGGAATGGGTGGATATGCTGCTCTTCGTCAACTACAAGACGGACATCGTGACCGACTCCGACGGGAAGACGAAGAAGGGCCGCGGGGGTCAGAAGCGCATCATGTACGCAAATCACTCCGCCTGCTGGGACGCGAAGAACCGCTTCGGCCTCCCGGACGAAATGCCCTTTGATTTCGCCGAGATCGCGCACCTCTTCACCGGGCATGAGCCGGTGCAGCCCGCGGAGATCCCCGCGCCGGAGAAGAAGAAGCCCCCGAAGCCCGCCTCCGTGAAGAAGGCCGACAAGGTGCCGGAGCCGACAGCTCCCGACCGCCCGGAGGCCATGCGCAGCGAGGATCCCGACAAGGATAAGCTGCTGGACAGGCTGTGGGGGCTGATGGTCGCCGACAAGCTGACCGACCCGGCGCTGATCCGCGCCGTGGTGGCGGAGAAGGGCTATTACGACCTGACCACCGAGATCCGCGACTATGAGACCGACTTCATCGACGGGTGCCTGATCGAAGCCTGGCCGACCGTGAGCAACCTGGCACTCAGCAAACAGTACGGACTGCCCTTCTGAGGCAAGAAAGGATGGAACACATGGCAGACAAGGTTATCGGCTGGGACGACATGATCACCAACGACGGCGACTATTCCGGCGAGGAAAGCGTCGTGCTCCCGGAGGGCAACTATCCCTTCGAGGTCATCAAGACGGAGCAGATGTGGTACGACGGCAGCGCGAAGATCCCCGCGTGCAATATGGCCAAGCTCTACCTGCGGGTAGACGGCGGCGAGATGGGCAAGGCCCTCTGCGTGGAAAACATCTATCTGCTGGAAAAGCTGGAGTGGAAGGCCGCCGCGTTCCTGCGCTCCGTGGGGCTGAAGAAGCACGGCGAGCCGACCCAGTGGCGCCAGCTCGCGCATTGCGACGGCGAGACCGGGCGCTGCAAGGTCTACGTGGACGAATACACGGGCCGGGACGGCAACGCCCGCAAGAGCAATAAGGTGCGGAACTTCTACGACAAGGAAGAACAGCCCGCGAAGAAGACCTTCACGAAGGGAGCGTTCTGATGGACATAAGAATTGATCCGGAGTTCAAGGCGTTGATTCCTCCGCTAACAGCGGAGGAATACGCCGGGCTTGAGGAAAGCATTGTCCGCGAAGGCTGCCGGGATGCGCTCGTTGTTTGGAATAATACGCTGATAGACGGCCACAACAGATACGAAATTTGTCAGAAACACGGTATACCGTTTGAGACGCGCGAAATTGAACTGGACGACCATGATGCCGCTATTATGTGGATCATTATGAACCAGTTTAGCCGTCGGAACCTTCCGGCCTATGAACGCGCAAGGCTTGCACTGAGGCTGAAGCCGGTCATTGCGGAACGGGCGAAGGAAAAAGAAACAAGCCATACCGGACAGGGTTATCAGAAATCTGACAACCCTGTCCACACGGCAAAAGAACTTGCCCGGGCCGCAGGCGTTTCACACGATACCATCCACAAGGTTGAAACCATTGAGGCGAAGGCAGACGACAAACTGAAAGCCGATATCATGTCCGGCAAGACTTCCATCAATCAGGCATACCAGCAAGTGAAGCGCCAGGAAAAGATTGACGAAGTATACCGTCGCATTGATGAACACGAAAAACAGCAGACCGGCGTGATCAGCATGGAAAAGCCAGCTCGGAAATACAGCATCATTTACGCGGATCCGCCGTGGAAATACTGGGAAGCCGGGAACAAGAACCAAAATCTGCATTACAAGACCATGACGATCGACGATATCTGTGATATCCCAGTTGCAAATTTGGCTGATGATAACTGTGTTCTGTTTATGTGGGCAACCTATCCGATACTAAAGGAAGCGTTCCGTGTGATTGAATCGTGGGGATTCAATTATTCCACCGCGGCCTTTGTGTGGGTGAAGAAGAACAAAAACATGGACACTCCGTTTATTGGATGCGGAGCATGGACACGAGCGAACAGCGAGATCTGCCTGCTGGCAACTAAAGGCCATGTGCTTCGACTGGATGCTTCAGTATCGCAGGTTATTGAAAGCCCGATTGAAGAACACAGCAAAAAACCGGATGTCGTGCGTGAACTGATTACACAGCTTGTTGGAAAACTGCCGCGTGTCGAGCTGTTCTGCAGACACCCGGCAGAAGGCTGGGACGTCTGGGGGAATGAAGCATGATCTGCAGCTTTGCAGAAGACCTTGAGTTTTCACTGGGCGGACGAATGCAGACGGATATGGAGATACTGAAAAATACCATCATGAAATGCATATCCGTCAAAAAAACGAAACCAGAGGAAGACAAAAATGGTGTCGATTACATCGTAACACTGGAAGGTGGTGCACAAATCCGGGTAGACGCAAAAAGACGCAAAAAAGGGGCGAGTAACTGGTGGCCAGACGGTGAGCCGCGGCTTGCTATAGAGACGTGGAGCGTTATCAGACCGGATGGATATCGGAAGGTCGGGTGGACATTTGACACAGAAAAAGAATGCGATTTGATACTTTATGTATTTGATCCGGCGGACACTGATAAATACTACCTGATTCCGTTCCCGTTGCTTCGTCAAGCGTCGTACAAGTTGCGTTATATATGGAGTGCAAAGTACAAACGACGTCGCCAACAATCAGACGGATGGCAAAGCGAACATATGACAATCCCGGCATCTGTCGTAATTGAAGCCGTAAAAAATGAAATGACCGCCTGTGTTGTAGGCGCTAAGGAGGTCGGTTCTGCATGATGGATATCAGCGAGGTACGGGAGCTTCTCCGGAGCATACCGTGCAGCCAGCTTAGCTATCAGGACTGGGTAAACGTGGGAGCCGCCCTCCACAAGGAGGGCCTCCCCTGCTCCCTCTGGGACGAATGGAGCGCCTCCGACGGAGGCCGCTACCACCCGGGAGAGTGCGAAAAAAAGTGGAGGACCTTCGGGCGCTACACCGGCACCGAGGTCTCCATGGGCACCGTCATCCACATGGCGCAGGAGTTCGGCTGGACGCCCGCGGGCCTCAAGACCTACGGCTGGGACGATTACATCACCACCGACGATATGCCCGGCTCCGGCTGGCACCACGACGACACGATCCAGGACATCCCGCAGGTGCGGAACGACTACAACCCGCTGAAGGACATCACCGACTACCTCAGCGCCGTGTTCGAGCCGGAGGACAAGGTCTGCATCGTGACCACGGCCAGCCTCGACGACGACGGCAAATGGAAGCCCTACGGCGGCACGATGTCCCGCACCTGTCAGCAGCTGCTGGACAGCCTCACGGATCCCGCCCACCGGGACACCGCCATCGTGGACACCATCGGCACCACCAACCCCGAGAGCGGCGTGTGGGTCTGCTTCAACCCCATCGACGGCACCGCCCGGAAGAACAGCAACATCACGAACCACCGCTACGCGCTGGTGGAATCCGACACGCAGGACATCGAAACCCAGTACGCGCTCTTGCAGGATCTGAAGCTGCCGATCCGGATGCTGGTGCACTCCGGCGGGAAGAGCCTCCACGCCATCGTCCGCATCGACGCCGTGGACAAGAAGCAGTACCAGGAGCGTGTCGACTACCTCTACACCGTCTGCCGGAGGCACGGGCTGGTGGTGGACACCCAGGACAAGAACCCCTCCCGCCTCTCCCGCCTCCCCGGATTCCAGCGCGGCGGCAAGTGGCAGTACATCGTCGGCCGTGACATGGGCGTCAGCGACTTCGTGGAGTGGCAGCACTACATCGAGGATGAGATGGTGGATCCGCTCACCGTGACCAACCTGGGCGAGATCTGGGACGATATGCCGCCCCTCAAGCCCGAGCTGATCGAGGGCATCCTCCGGCAGGGCCACAAGATGATGCTGGTCTCATCCAGCAAGGCCGGGAAGACCTTCGCCCTGATCGAGCTGGCCATCGCCATCGCGGAGGGCCGCCGGTGGATGGGATACAGGTGCAAGCAGGGGCGGGTGCTCTACCTGAACATGGAGCTGGACGAAGCGAGCTTCGACGACCGGATGAAGCGCGTCTACGGCGCCCTCGAGATCGAACGCCCGCACCCGGAGAACATCGACATCGTGCACCTGCGCGGACGGATCGAGACCATGG